TACCTGCTAACACCAAAATTATTGCTGCAGGTTTTCAGGTAACTACAAGTGCAACGCAAAATACTGGTACTGACGCAACAGCCATTCTTGGAACTGGTGCTGATGATAACGAGTATGTTGCAGCATTTGACATTGACGGTGCATCTGACGGAGCTTATGCTCCTAGTGCAACCGTTGCAGCCGATGTTGTACTTACTTCAGCCGATACTTTGGACTTAACATTAGCAGGAAGTGGAGCTTCATTTTCTGCAGGTAAGATCAGAGTATATGCTGTCCTACAGGACGTTAGTGACATCGGTGAGATGGAAGCTGACGAAGTAGGCAGGGATCAACTTGCATAAATTATAATCTAGGGGGCAGGTGAAAGCTTGCCCTCTATTTTAATATAAAGGAATAACAATGGCAGATACAGTCACATCGCAGACAATACTCAATACACCTTATAGATTAGTTATGAAGTTCACTAACGTAAGTGATGGTTCAGGAGAGAGTGCAGTTCAAAAAGTAGATGTAAGTGCATTTACTGCAGGTGAAAAAGGAGCTACATGCACAGGTGTAACAATAGACAGAATATATTTTGTAAATGACGGAATGAAAGTACAAATACTTTGGGACGCTACTACAGACGTAGAAGCATACAAACTACTAGATACCGAAGGGTATTATGACTTTTCACATTTTGGTGGATTACAGAACAACGCAGGTTCAGGTAAAACAGGTGACATTATGTTTACAACTGTTGGAGCTGCAAACACGGAAACATATAACATCATACTAGATATGACAAAACAATCCTAAGAAAGGATAATAATGTCTGGCACATATCTAACACTTACTAACAGTACACTAGCAAGATTAAACGAAGTACAGCTAACTTCTACAACCTTTGGTTCAGCTAGAGGTATACAAACTCAAGCAAAAAATGCTGTTAATGAATCTATAAGGTATATTAATCAGAAAGAGTATAACTTTCCGTTTAATCACGCTACTGAAACAAAGACTGTTACAGCAGGTACAGTTAGATATAGTTTGCCTACATCAACTAAACATGTAGACTACAATACGTTTAGGTTAGTAAAAGATGAAGATCTAGCAACTAGTGGTGGTAAGTTATCTATTCTTCAGTACAACGATTATATAAATCAGTTTATAACTCAAGAAGATGAAATAAATACAACAACACTAGATGGTTCATTAACAGACTCAGCAACTACAATAAATGTAGCCAGTACCACAGGATTTGATAGCACAGGTACATTGCACATAGGTAATGAAGAAGTTACATATACAGGCACTTCATCTACAACCTTTACAGGTGTTTCACGTGGAGCAAATAGCACAACAGCTTCTGCTCATAGTAGTGGAGTGCAAGTAGCACAATTTGACCAAGGAGGAGTTCCTAGAAATGTGGTTAGATCTCCAGACAACAATTATCTTTTACACCCTTATCCTAATAAATCTTATTCTATAAAATTTGATTATTACACTTTTCCAACAGACCTATCAGCACAAGATGACACAACGAGTATTCCTGCACGTTTTGATCCAGTAATAGTAGATGGAGCTACAGCTTTTGTGTATCAATACAGAGGGGAGACTGCACAGTATCAACTAAACTTTGCACGATTTGAGCAAGGTATAAAGAATATGCAGTCATTACTAGTAAACAAATATGAATATATAAGATCTACATTTATACCAAGAACACCGAGTCAAGTATTAGATTTAAATCCAAGAGTAATTTAAATGAACAATAATGTAATTGAAACAAACTTTGGTAAAAAAGTTAATCTGCAAAGAATAGCAGAGGGGTGTGCATCTTTAGTAACCAAAGTGGGTGCTTTTTATGTATTCTCTTTGAGAGTGGCAGGAGATGATGTAAGAGAATATTCCTTTACCAATAGAGACAGAGCCGTTTTCATGCGTTCAGTTTTGGTAAGTCACCTCGCACAGAAAATGTCACTGGAGACAAAGAAAAAAGTAATTTAGTATGCCTGATTTATCGCAGACATCACCTGCCACATTTCCACTGATGGGTGGGTTGGTTTTAAACAAGTCTACATTTGCTATGCAACCCGGAGAAGCACTTGAGCTTGTAAACTTTGAACCAGACATCAACGGTGGCTACAGACGTATAAATGGTTTTGCTAAATATAATACTAATATTGTACCTATAACGAGTGCATCCACAGAAGAAGTCTTGCTTTCTTGTATATTTAATGATACAATAGTTGCAGCAAGAGGAACGAAGATATTTACTGCATCAGCAGGAAGTGGATCTTGGACAGAAAGAGATACAGGTAGAACAAGTGCAGGTGTCTATACCTTTGAACGATTTAACTTTGATGGTAACGACAAGCTAATAGTTGCAGACGGAAACAATGCACCAACAGTATTTAATACATCGTTTGCAGCAACAGATGTATCATCAGGTGGAGGGGGAGAAGTTAGCACTGCAGTAACAGGTGCGAAGTTTGTAGTAGCATTTAAAGATCACATGTTTTATGGTGGTATGGCTAGTAACAAACAAGAGGTTGTGTTTAGTGTACCATTTGATGAGGATAACTTTGCAACAGGTAGTGGAGCAGGTAGCTTCAAGGTAGATGATACAATAACAGGTCTGAAAGTTTTCCGTGAAGATTTGTTTATATTTTGTGAAGATAGAATATTTAAACTAACAGGAACGTCCTCTAGTAACTTTGCTGTAGCACCTGTAACTAGAAACATCGGATGTGTAAATGGACAGACTATACAGGAATTTGCAGGTGACTTAATATTCTTAGCACCAGACGGATTAAGAACCGTTGCAGGTACAGCAAGAATTGGTGACGTTGAACTTGGTACTATAAGCACTCCTGTGCAGTCTGTATTTAACGATAACATTGCAAACGCTAGTGGATTTAGATCACTCGTAATACCAAACAAAACACAGTATAGAGTGTTCTTTACAAAAACAGGTACAGTGCAATCTGCAACAGAAGGAGTTGCAACATCTCTAAGAGGACAGACGTTTGAGTTTGCACAGCTAAAAGGAATACGACCTACATCTACAGACACTGTAACTACAGCAACAGAAACAATAGTTATACATGGTGGTGATGGTGGTTATGTGTACAGACAAGAATCAGGTAATGACTTTGACGGTACAGCCATAGGTGGTAAGTATAGAAGTCCTGATTTAAGTTTTGGTGACGCAGGAATACGTAAACATATGCACCGTGTTCTTGTTAGTTACAAACCTGAAGCTGCAATAAGTGCAGATATGTTTTTAAGATATGACTATGAAGACCCAAATAGTCCAAGACCTGCAGCCTACTCTTTATCAGCAAGTGATATTGTGGCTGTGTATGGATCAGGAGTATATGGAACTTCAACATATGGTGGACAGTCAGAGCCTTTGTTAAGACAGTCAGTAGAAGGATCAGGATTTACAGTAGCACTCAGAGTAGATGATAATGGTGTAACAGCACCTTATGCTTTGAGAGGATTTCAGATGGAATATCAAACAGGAGCTAGAAGATAAATGGGAGCAACATACACAAGACAGTCTACGTACAGTGACGGTGATGTTATCACGGCTGCCCATACTAATGACGAGTTCAATCAGTTATTAGCAGCCTTTCAAGCCAGTAGTGGACACACACATGACGGCACAGCCAACGAAGGTGGTCCTATAACTAAGATGCTTGGCACATCTCTGACTCTTGGAGATGGCACTGCAGGTACAGACATCACAGTAACATTTGATGGTGAAACAAATGATGGTGTACTCAAGTGGATGGAAGACGAAGACTACTTTGAGTTTAGTGATGACATACTTATAGCGTCCACAGAAAAGATACAGTTTGGTGATACTGCCACATTCCTACAACAGTCCTCTGACGGTGTATTAAGAATAGACGGTGAAGCAACAATAGACCTAAATGCTTCAACTGCAGTCACAGTAAGCAATGACCTTAAACTAGACAGCGACTCTGCTGTTCTAGGTTTTGGTGCTGATAATGATGTTACACTTACACACGTAGCAGATACAGCCCTGCTACTAAACGATGCAATTAAACTAACATTCAGAGACAGTGCCTTATCTGTTAGCTCAAGCACAGATGGTCAGTTAGATATTGATGCAGACACAGAAGTAGAAATAACAGCACCACTACTAGAAATATCAGCAGACGCAACTGTTGGTGATGACCTTACGTTAAAATCAGATGCAGCAGTTCTTGGCTTTGGTGCAGACACTGATACAACATTAACTCACGTTGCTGATACAGGGCTACTACTAAATAGCTCAAGACAGCTACAGTTTGGCGATAGTGGCACATACATACATCAGTCAGCAGACGGTGTATTAGACTTAGTAGCAGACACTGAGATAGAAATAAATGCAACAACCATAGATATAAATGGTGCTGCAGATATATCAGGTAACTTAACAGTCGGTGGCAACTTAACTGTATCAGGCACAATGGACTTTGGAGACTCAGACATCTCTAATGTAGGGTCTATTGCACTTGATACAATTACAGATGATGGTGGATCAATAACACTTGACTCATCAGGAGATATCATTCTTGATGCAGACGGTGCAAATGTAACATTCAAAGACGGTGGTACATCTATATTAGACATCGCCAACAACTCTAGCGATGTTGAACTTACTGTAAGTGTTGCAGATAAAAACTTTGCTATTAAAGGAACAGATGATAGTTCAGCCATAACAGCACTAGACATTGATATGGCTCTTAATGGTAAAGCAACCTTTAGTGGTGATGTTGTTGTAACAGGTGACTTAACAGTAACAGGTGATGATATTACAATGGGTACAAACACCAGTGGTCATATCATGGTTGCTGACGGAACTAATTTTAATCCTGTAGCTGTATCAGGTGATGTAACCATAGCAGCAAACGGTGCAGTAACAATAGCCAACGGTGCTGTTGAAACTGCAATGGTAAATGCAAATGTTATAACAGGACAAACTGCTGAAACATCTCTTGACACATCAAACGATACAATTCTTATACATGATGCTGATGCAGGGTCACTAAAGAAAACAACACTTGCATCTATATCCTCTGCTCTTGGTGGTATCACAGATGTTGTGGCAGATACATCTCCACAGCTAGGTGGCAATCTTGATACTAACAGTCATAATATACTTATAGATGATGCACACTTTATTGCAGATGAAAACGGTAATGAGCAGATAATCTTTCAGACCACAGCATCTGCTGTCAATCAGATTGATGTAACAAATGCTGCAACAGGTAATGCACCTGAAATATCTGCAACAGGTGGTGATACAAATATTAGCTTGAAGCTGACACCAAAGGGAAGTGGTCAGGTTTTACTAGATGGTAACGTGGGTATTGAGTCAGGGTTGATTGACCTAAAGAACGCAGGGTCAAGGTCACAATTAAAATTTTACTGTGAAACAGGAAATCAACATGCTCAAACATTACAAGCACAAGCACATGGTCAAGCAGCTAGTAATACTCTAACACTACCCGGAGGGACAGCTATTGGAGATGATGATGCAACTCTTGTATCAGACACAGGAACACAGACACTAACAAATAAAAGACTCACCTCACCAAAGATAAATGAGGACGTAGCACTAACAGCTACAGCAACAGAGTTGAACTTATTAGACGGTGTGTCAGGATTAGTACAAGCTGACTTTACAAAACTTGCCGCAGTGGACTCAACGGCTGCAGAACTAAACTTAGTAGATGGCTCATCAGCAGGTACTATAGTAAATAGCAAAGCTGTGATATACGGTAGTTCAGGCGAAGTAAATGCCACTACACTACAGATAGCAGGTACATCTATCACAGCAAGTGCTGCAGATATCAACCTCATAGATGGCATTACAAACGGAACAGTTATAGCAAGTAAAGCAATCATAACAGACGCAAACAAAGACATCAGTGGTGGTAGAAACATCACCATCAGTGGAGAACTAGATGCTGCAACACTTGATATATCAGGTGACGCTGACATTGACGGCACACTTGAAGCAGATGCAATAACAGTAAATGGTTCAACACTAAATTCAGTAATAGCTGACGAAGCAGTGGCATTAAGCATAGCATTGGG